ACGCAATAGGTCGAACTAAATCTACATCTTGTTCTTTTAGAATAGTCCCATCTTGTCTTGCAACAAGGTAGCTTTTTGCGCTAAACGCCGGCACCGGAACCGTGCGGTGTTTGCGGCCGGCCTCGGCGTTTCCAACGAGCATAGTTGCTGCACAGACAGCCAAGATTAGATGTTTCATCTCTATAATATAACACAGGTGTGAGGTAAAGTCAACGGTGTTTATCGTAAACGCGCAGGAAGATAGAATCCTTTAAATGAAACTCTTCATTAGGTTTAAGGTATTTGGTACAATTTGTGTCCCACTGTAGGAATACGTTACGTGAAACAATGCAAAAAATTGTAAGTGCTTCGGGATCAAATATATATTCAGCTGCTTTGTACGTTATTAGGTAAGGCCTACCGGGAATAGGCCTATCCACAACCGTCCAAACTTTCCCAAAATAAGAACATCTGTTGAGTACACTAAATTCCTCAGTGGTGATTAAAGAGTTATTCTTTAAGATAACACTAATCTCGTCCACAGCATTATCCTGTGATAAGCCCTTGACTAGAAGATGTCCATAATGGACCAATAGAAACAGGACCATAGGTTGTAACCGGAAAGGAGATTGTAGTTCCGTCGTCTAACCTAAAGCTAAGACGTCCGGCTCGATTAGTTGTGTCTAGGTAATTATCTAATACCCGGACCAATATTGTTCCTACTGTGTTTAGTGTAGTGTCTACAAGAACGAGTTTGCGTATTTCAAACAGCACACTGTCTGGATCTTTAGGATACCAATTAACAGAAACAACCCTGTTTAGCTCAGTCCCCGTTATTCTAAAATAACTTGATACTCCACTTGTAATAACGATGCCGACCGGGTCAGTATCTTCGGTGAAAGGACTAGTAGGCAGCGCCTGGGGACGATTTATAGTTGTCATCCATTATTTATCTTCCTTGGGAAGCGAAGCAAGGGTTGCTTTTCGAAGCTGGAGTGTACGCTCCTTGCTAAAGAAAACTACCTTAGCAACCTTAAGCAACCGATACTCGTTTTCTGTGATAGACGGTACAGTAAAACCGTGTCTAATCATACAATATGAAGGGAATTCTTCGTCGGCTTCGAAAATCCAGCCATTGGCCCAATCGTTAACCTTCATTGATCCACGGCCAGAGAGGTTGGCGTCTACACCCATAAGGAGATCGTAATTCATGCCTTCAATGGCGCTAATCCGTGGGGTCTTGGCATAAAATTTCATTTTAGAAGTCGAGTATACACGAGCGTATAGCTCTCCCTGTTTTAGATCCATTTCCTACTTTGACAGAATCACCGCGATCCAGAGCAGAATAGTACCTTTTGGTAACTTCAACCACGTGTTTGTCTGATTTAAGCTTTAAGAAAAGAGGGAAGCTATCTTCAGCTCGGAATATGTACTGATTCTGACCTTTTATTGCGTAGTAGCCTTCTTTACAGTTTGGCACAAGAAAAAAATTGTCGTACACCGCTGAAAGTAAATTAATTGCGCCCATTGATTTAAGTTCTTCCTTATTAAACCAGCACGACCAGTAGTATTTCATTTTCGATACCGATCTTTTAGTTCTTCTGGAATATAGGATATACGCATGTGATCTGAAAGAAATGCATTGCTGAGTTTAATTGCTGTCGCAGTTGTTGAATTAATTTTCCCTGTTACCCGAAACCACGGCTTAGAATCATATGTTGTTAGTTGGCCATCTGTTCTCCAATATGGGTCCGTTTCTAACATCCGAAAATCGTCATTTAGCTTCGCAAGTTCATCTGTTGCTTTTATTGCGTCCTGTTGTTCGAACAGGAATTCTACTAGAATAAACTCTTTCATATGTCAGTTATCTCGTCGTAGGTGATAATTATCAATTTGCCGGTTATCACTCTACAACTCGGTGTATACCGTTTTTCCTTAATTGTGATTGGTTCTATATCCAAAAATTGGATAATCTTTTCGCACGTTGTTTCACGTTTAAGATGTACGTTAAGGTAAATTTTTCGATAATCGACATTTATGTCTAACCTCTGGATAGTATCCTTTCCTAAGTTTAGTTGAAAGATGCCAACGACACCGTCGCTAAAGAACCAAATTGTTAGGAAAAAAGAAAGGACAACGGCCAAGACGCTATTGCCCAAAGAATGTTTCATTATAGTTAACCTGCTATATTTGTGCTTTGCAGAGAGAATTAAATTCGCTTAATCGTGATTTAAAATCACGAAGATCAAACGTGGTGGTCCGTCTTGTTGGTCCGTTATTTATCCACGTAAGAGTGATGCTGTTGCTATTTTTCAGTAGACGGATAAGATCCGCAGATTCGTAAATTGTCCTAATCAGTAAAGAATCTTCCTGATCCCAGCGCAACAACGGCCCGGAGCTCAAGTTCTTTTCCGTGTTTATTTGAACATACTGTGTAGTGTTACCACTCATTGTGTTCCAATAAATTGTAATCAGTGGGTTATTGTGCGAAAGAGAACATGCTAAACGAAGACCGGTTACAAATTTTTCTGTCTTGGTGTCAACTTGAGTACCGATGGCTTCTGTGTGATAGATATACCCAACGACATTCTTGTTTCTCCCAAGAACTTCGGTAATACGCCAATTTCCGATTTGAGAAAGTGCCGAACTGGTAAAACATATAGCAAACAGACAGGCAACAATATTTTTCACGGTACTCCTTGTTATACTACTCATTATATAATATAATTGCAATGTAGTCAAAAGAAGTTAAACTAAATAACAATACTTAATGGAAATTTAATGCGACAGAATGTTTATATTCTTTACAACAAATATAATGCGGCAGCAGTAGACCTGATCTGCGAAAAGATTTTTATAAACAGAAAATTCTTTTCAGAAGATCTAGTTTTAACAGAAGACATATTAAGAACAATGGCTACTGATTGTAAGGGTGAGTATTTCTACGTTATTGTTTCTGATAAAGAAGTTTTATTTCCGTCGTTTGACTTTTCCTTCAAACCTCAGTCCTGGGACAGTGAATATGTTCATATATGGAGCAATTCTACAGTTTTACGGTTATACAACACCAACGAAGTATCCAGGGACGTATCGAAATATACCGATGCAGCATTAGAAAAAGGAAATATTAAACTTAAAGATCTGCCAGAAAAGGTCTATATGTATCCGGTGTACGACATTGTTTTTTTAAGCTACGACGAAGAGTATGCAAATACGAACTATAATAGGTTGAAGAATAGGTTTCCCAGGGCTAAGAGAGTTCATAAGATTCGAGGCATTTTAGAAGCACATAAAGAAGCGGCATCAATCGCGCACAAAGACCTTTCGGCAATGTTTTATGTAGTAGATGCGGATGCCGAAATACTACCCTCTTTTAACTTTGATTATCAACCACCTTCATTAGATAGAAACTCTGTGCATGTGTGGCATTCCCGCAATCCTGTGAATGATTTAGAATATGGGTACGGCGGTATAAAATTATTTCCTACCAACTTACTAATGTCTTACGCTGGGTCGCCTATTGATTTTACAACCTCTGTGGCTAAGAGTTTTAAAGTAATGCACGAAGTGAGCAATATCACTAAATTTAATACTGATCCGTTTTCTGCATGGAGAAGCGGATTTAGAGAATGCGTAAAGTTAGCATCAAAAATAATACCTAACCAGGACAACACCGAAACCGAATATAGGCTTACTATGTGGTGTACAAAAGGCGCCGATAGAGAATTTGGGGATTTTACAATTCTGGGTGCCAACGAAGGCGCCGAATTTGGTAGAGAGCACATTAATCAGCCTGAGCAGCTCAAACTGATTAATGACTTTCTTTGGTTAGAAAAGCGATTTAATTCTTAACAGTGTTTACCCAGATATTCCTCAACCATAATGTTAATATCTTTTTCTAATTTGTCCGTTGAGATGAAGATCTTTACATCTCTCATCTTTTTAAATGCATCTTCCATTACTTCCCAGGTTGCATTTCTGTTTACAGGAATGGGGTGAGTTAGTTCTTCACCTTTTAGTTCCACAACATTGCCGTCGTAGTATTGAACAAGGATCTGTTCAATATATTTTGCTGGAATTTCTTTGGCATCTACTTCTTTTACGATACGATCAAACACAGATGGTTTAGCAATCCTACTAATGGCCTTATCTATATTAAAACTGGTCGTGGTCTTTTTCGCCATATTACTCATCTCCCTAGTACCTCCTAGTATTTATATAAAAACAGCTGGTTGAAACCAGCTGTTTTTATGGGAGATTATTTCTGCGCTTCAGCCAACCGTGCAGCATCCCTTTTCAGTTTTGCAGCAACTTTGGCATCAATGACAGCTTCCTTCTTTTCGGCTTTAGCTTCAGCGGCTTTACGCTGATCGCGTTCACGGCGCTTAGCCTTCTGCTCAGCAAGCTTAGCAGCTTTGGTATCTTCCGGTAAGGCAGGTCTTCCGCGACCAGGCTTAGAGTCTGGATCTAGTGCATAAGCTTCCTCGCGTTTAGCAGCAGCATCTTTTTCTAACAATTCTGCCTGCAGGATGAGTCCTTTAGCAACAGCAACAGGGTCCTGCATTACTGCGGCAACTGTTTCAGCAATAGTAGGTTCGGCTACAGCTTTTTGTTTAGCCATATACTCATCAACTTTCTTATCAATGGTTGCATTAATGAGTGCTAACGGAACAGCCTGGCCCGGCAGCGGAAGCATTGTTACATTGGATACTGGTTCCTTGCGAAGAAATCCT